ATGTAGTCTTGATCGTCTTGCTTCTTTGTAAGAACATTAAAGCCACCTACGGTTGCTGATGAACCTTCAACGACTAAACCACTCTTAATTTTAAAATCTTTATTTACTGTTGCCATTTTTATATCTCCTTAGTTATGCCTTAAGTCCAATTCGTGCGTAACGAACTGTGACTGGCTTGATCGCAGGGTCTGGAGTGACTGATATAGCCACGGTATTTCCAGTGCGAGAGACATTAATGGTGCCAATATTCCCATCATTGTCGATTGTGCCGTACTCGCTGACGTTTACATTTGTACCGTCAACAAGAATTGTTAATTCAGTTGCATAGAACTTGTTGTCCCCTGCAGTGGTCTTTGCTATTGAAATAATGTACTTGACCATGCGCCAGACAGTGGCATCAAAGTTATCAATCACAGTTACATTTTCTACAGAATAGACAGTACCTTCATTGTTACCTGCTGAACCCAAATCTGTTGCTTGAGCAGTTGCTGTATCAATTAGGTCTACATAATTTTCTTGAGTTGGTCTATCACCTGTTTGGAATAAACCCTTTACATCTGAAATTGATATTTTAGCCATGTGGTAATTATAACACCCCTTTTAATAATACTATTAAAGAATATAGTTGCTGTAGCCAATAACCTGAAGTGGGATTGGCGCTGGATTTGTTTTTGAATATCCAAATACACTTACGTTAATAAACTGAACTCTAAATGGCAAAACCTCTTGAACTCTTGCTTTTGGTTGTATGTGATCTATACGAACTCTTCTTAAATCAAGTTCTTGGACCTGTGCGTGTGCTAATTGGTGTGTTGGCATTACTGTGTTACGTCTTCAATAATAACCATTGACCCTTTGGCTACCGTCCAAACTCTGCCTTCTGATAGAAGTTCTGTGAGTTGAATATCGAAGATGTCTCCTGTCTGAAGAATTTCAGATTGTGAGGATGTAAGGTTTACAGTAAAACTTCCCTCTGTATCTTGAAACTCAATTGGTTGAGGGGACAAAGAAAGAACAAGGCTTGCATTACGACGAATGTCCATTTTAACTTGCCAATCTTCAAGAAGAAGTGGCTCTCTTGCATCATTAGTTACATAAACACGAAAGGCTGCTGAATCACCACGAACAACTGTCCAACGAATTTCTGGTGGAGCAGCACCTAGTGCATAAGAGTCTGTGGGTTGATTTCTGAAAGTAGCCATAATGTTATTATATCACGACAACCCGTCTTTAAGGGCTCCCCAGGTACCATTACCTTTTGTTTGAACAATTAACATTCCGCCAAGTGCAAGAGTTGCTTGAATTGCAACGACTGCTATATATCTTGCTGGTCCAGTCGCTGGACGACCTGCAACAAGAGTTCCATTGCTATCTACATAAATCTTTGTTCCAGCAGGACCTAAATTTGTTGTGTTCATCTGAATTACACCAGACACAATAACAAGACCATTAGAATTATTTGGAATGTCATTTTTTACTAAACCAAGAATTGGAACATCTGGATTGTGAGATACACTTGATGGATCATATTTTTGAATTAAAGATTTTCCAGATACGCTTCCACTAATAAAAACTGGAGTGCCTTGTGAAATAGTAGAGTTTGTAGTATTTCTAACATCAATATATGCTGCACCATATCCTAATGGTGGCAAAATATCGTTCAAAGCATCAACTAATACTTTAAAGTCTCCGTGTACATTAACGGGATCTGAGGCAACTGGGTATGAAAGTGAGGTAGGATAATTAAGTGCATATTCTGGCATAATCTTTATTATACCACCCTATGAAGTTGACTTTTGACATAATTTTATGTTATACTAGGTAGTAACACCTACCAGGGTGTTATTGTTTTCTAAGGAGGAAACTATGATTAAATTTATCGAAAGAAACAAAGAGATCATTAGCACACTCAGTATCGTGGCACTAGTTAGTGTTTTTTCAAATGCTGCTAATGCTTCTGTAAGTCTTGATACTAAGAACAATCTTAGCCTGGAACAGGCTCAGACATCGGAAACCACCTCGAAAGAGGTTTTTTTGGTTTCTAAGGCAAAAAAACTAGAGAGTTTTGAGAACAAGGTTTCTCTGACTGATTTAGAACTTAAGGAACTGCTTTCGCTAGTAGGCTTCAAGGGCAAAGACCTTGTAGTTGCTTGGGCAGTGGCTAAGAAAGAGTCTAATGGGCGACCACTGGCTTTTAATGGCAATCATAAGACTGGTGACTCATCTTATGGAATGTTCCAAATTAATATGATTGATACCCTTGGTCCTGATCGTAGAACCAAGTTTGATCTTGACTCTAACGCTGAACTCTTCAATCCCGTCAAGAATGCAGAAATTGCATACTATATGACAAGTGGTGGAGATGATTGGTCTTCTTGGAAGGGTATAACGCCAAAGACCAGAATGTGGATGAATAAATTTCCTAAGTAGTCTATAAAATGATATACCCCCTTGGAGAAATCTGAGGGGGTATTTTTATTATTAAAAAACAACCTCTGACTTAACTCCATACGAAAAACTATAGGAAGGAAACCAACCAAGCAAGTCTCTATTGTCTATTTTTGGCAAGACCGTTAGGTCTGGCAAATCTAAAATAGAATATTCAATAGACACTCCATTAGCCCTGTATTCGTTAATTACATCAAGCATTGTTACCTGAGTTCCAGTAAAAATATCTGTAAGTAAAAAATCATTATTCTTGAGATATTCAATAGATAGCACATTGGCTTTGGCTATATCTAAAACATTAACATAGTCTCTTGTTGAGGATGCATTATTTATTTTTATATTTGGATTTTTATTTATTATTGAGAATATGTTTCCACCCTGTGTATCTTTTACCTTTTCAGACTTTCCCACAATATTAAAATATCTTAATATAACAACTTTCTTACAAAAAACTTTTAAAATCTTTTCTTCTATTAGTTTTGATTTAGCATATGGATTAGATGGGTTATACACTGCAGCAGAAGATGCAAATACAACTGGTATATTTAAAAACTTAGAAACTATGGCAACAGAGAGGGTAGACCCTACATTATTTAAATAATAAAGAATAGGGCTTTTTATAGACTCTGTAATTGATTTTTTAGCAGATAGGTGAATTATTGCTGTTGGATTTTTTAAAGATAAATAAAATAGTTTAAAAATATTTCTTGTGTCATTTTTGCTTTTTTTATCAAATTCTACAACACTGTATCCATTCTTTATTAAAAGTTCTTTTGTTGCAGATCCAACATAACCAGAAGATCCAGTTAAAACTATGTTAGCAGTTTTCAACTATTTCACCATTTATAAAGTCAAGACCAGCAAATGTTCCGTATTCTAAAAGAGTTCTTTCTTTTCCAAGCAACATCTCTCCAACTGTTCCTTCTGTTAAAGTTTTATAAATTAGTTCTTTAGAAATTAAATCTAAACGATTAAATTCGTCAGGGTAGTCTGTCCAAAGAATCTTGCGCTTGTTTATTTCAGCAGCAATATTGTGATTATAATAAAGGTGATACATGTACTGTTCATCAGGAACGACTATATCATATCCATGTGTATATGCTCTTGCTGCCAACCATATTTCTTCTCCATAAAAAGCAATATCTGTGTTAAACGGTAAAAATCCCCCAACAGTAAAAATTGATCCTCCAGATACTGATTTTACAAATTTGTTGTCATCATCAATTGGCATTGCTGTTTGTTGTGGAATTCTTGTTGACCTAAATTGTTCTGGTTTTTCATGAAATGAAATATTAGATAAATGACCAGGAGGCAGAATATCCTTTTCTACAAACTTGGCAGTTGCTGATGGATACCAGTAGTTTGCTGGATACATGGTAAGAAGTGGTTTGTGGATTCCTTGAATCTGATAATTTAAAACTGAGTTTATTGCAACTTCGTCCCAACCTTTAATAAATCTTGAATGTGAGTCACATTGTAGATAATAATTTTCTCCATTATAAAATTGATGAGCAAGGGCTCTTCCAATTCCCAAACCAATGTTATCAGGTGCTTTGCTTTCAGCATGTTTTACATTTGGCAAATTGGGAACATTAATCTCTGACTCTTCTACATAAACAGTGTGAACACCAAAGTTAATTTCATGATTTCCGCTTGACTGTTTGATTGCATCTAGAATTGTTGGAGTTACCTCTAAATCTCTATATGCTGCGATCTGAACAAATATGCTCGCCATTAGTCACCCCAAATAGCATGAACACAGGTTCTGCAAAAGTTTTCAAACGATTTAACTGTCATCATCTTATGCTCAATGCTCATCCATATTTCGCTAATAGGTTTTTCATTTATATTTCCAAATACCGTTTCAAAATCGTAGTCATTACAGCAAATAAAGGTGTCTCCGTTAGCAGCAACATGTAGCCACCCATTTGGTCTTCCACCAACTTCTTTGCCGTTTCCACAACCAACTACTCTTTCCTTGCCCTTTTTCTCTTTACTTTCAATTGCAGCCTTATTTGTAATAATTTGATGCGTATCTAAATGACCATTTCTGTCAACAAGGTATGGCATTTCATAAACTTGAACATCTGGAAACATTGACTTCCAACCATTTGTCATTTTTGCAAGACTACCAGTTTCAACATCTATATCCATTTCTGGAGCGTTTACTAGTCTTTGAATCCAACCACCATACTCTACAAGAGAGTTTTTGTTTATTCCATTTACTTGAATTGACATTGCTTTGCTTGCAACCATGTCTGGCAGTTGCTCAACTGCATATGTTACTTGCTCAATTAACTTGTCAAACATCTTTATAGGTTTTCCTGTTGCCTTAGACCATTCTTCTGCTTCTGAAGCAGGCATATTAAAACAAATACCATATACAACATCTTGGTATTCTTTAATTAGGTCTGTTCTCGCCTTTGTTAAAGGTGTCCCGTTTGTCAATACGATAGTTCTCATTTTATTTTTTCTTAGCACTTCTAGCATTTCTGGAAAGTGCTTATAAAGAAGAACTTCGTTATAGTGTGCAGTGTATATAAAATCAAAATTATCAGAAACAAATGTACCTTTGCCAGCAACTAACTGGTTAATGATGCTTTCAAATGTTTCAATAGGCATGTTAGTTCTTTGGGCCAAAGGATTTTCTGCATATCTCACTGGACAAAACCAGCATCCCACATTGCAAAGACCATTTGGATCAATTTGTGCCATTGATATTTTGTACTGATATTTCATTCTACCACTTACCTATTGGACATGTCGCTAACTCTAGTTTTGTTTTTAAATGCATTAGGCATCCGCATTTTTTACATTGAGAAGTTAAACTTATTAATTCTGGACATGCTTTGCATATAGAAAATCTTTCTTTTGCTTTTTCTTCATCTGCCCACTCTGTCTTTGGATTTACAATATCCCATGGCCTGGTTTCTCCAAGACTTTCTTTATATTTTTGCCATGCAGACTTTTCAGCCATTAGGGGGTTACCCTTCTACAAAATCAGTGCCATTCCAAGTCCAATTGATGTTTACATCAAGTTCGGACGGAATCTCTACAAAAATTGGGTTTGATGAAAGTCCAGCAACTACTCTTGCTCCGCCTTGACCATCTTCTCCTTGATATTCTGTGTCTACTGTCACTACTGTAAATATATCACCATCTACAATTCCCGCAAATTTTTTAATTGTCATTTTTTCTCCTTTTCATTTCTTTAAAGTATACCATATCTACATATTAGGTGTAGCACATTGATCCAGACCAGTACCCACCTTGATTTGCACAACTAGTACAGTTGCCACAGGCAGCACTGGAATTGCTGTATTGAGGACATGCTGAACACACATTATTTGGTGCTGAAGTTGTAGTTGCAGGTGCTGCAGTTGTTGCAGGTGCTGCAGTTGTAGTCGCAGCAGTTGTTGCAGGTGCTGCAGTTGTTGCAGGTGCTGCAGTTGTTGCAGGTGCTGCAGTTGTTGCAGGTGCAGAGGTTGTAGTCGTTGCAGGTGCTGAAGTAGTGGTAGTTGCAGGTGCAGCAGTTGTAGTTACCCATGGTTGTGAAGAACATTCACCAAAGGTTCCAGACCAGTAGTATCCACATCCTTGACACTGTGACTGATTAAGTGCTGATGGTGTTGCACAAATATTTGGTGCTGCAGTGGTTGTTGTAGTTGTAGGGGCTGGAGTTGTCGTTGCTGCAGTCGTTGTTGTAGTTGTAGGTGCTGCGGTTGTTGTTGCTGCGGTTGTTGTTGCTGCAGTGGTAGTTACCCATGGTTCTGAAGAACATTCACCAAAGGTTCCAGACCAGTAGTATCCACATCCTTGACACTGTGACTGATTAAGTGCTGATGGTGTTGCACAAATATTTGGTGCTGCAGTGGTTGTTGTAGTTGTAGCAGGACTTGACGTTCCTGGTGCTGCAGTAGTAGTGGTTGTTGCTGCAGTAGTAGTGGTTGTTGCTGGCGCATTACAACTTTGTGGAGTTGTATATACTCCACCACTCAAGACGTTTCCAGATTCATCTCCAGCACAATCTGCACTTAGTCCTGTTACTGCTGCTCCTGATGAAGAATAGGATCCCTGAACTCCAAGACCGTTATTGCAGCATCCGTAGTAGGTGGTTAGTCCTGGTGCTGCAGTTGTTGTTGTGGTTCCTGCAGTTGTGGTAGTGGTAGTGGTCGTGGTGCTTGTAGTTCCTGAACAGTCAACTACTGGATAAGACGTTCCAAATTGAACAGATCTTTGAGTTGGAGATGTCTGACATTGGAAATCTAAGTTATCTAAAGCAGTTGCAGATGATGCAACGCTGCTTCCATAAATTGGCACTCCGTTACAACATCCAGAAGCATAGTAAGCCTGTATGTTTGGTGCTGCAGTTGTAGTGGTTGTTGTAGTAGTTGTTGTGCTGGTGGTTGTTGGTTCAGTTGTTGTGGTAGTTGCTGGTGCCTGAGTAGTAGTAGTTGTTGCTGGTGCCTGAGTAGTAGTTGTAGTAGTTGTTGCTGCAGTTGTAGTTGTAGGTGCTGCAGTTGTAGTTGTTACTGGTGGATCAGAAAATACTGCTGTTATT